CGCTGGAATGGTTCGGTTCTTTACAATGGAACCGGCAAAACGCTTGCCGCCGTGGTGATTGCTGCGGTCGCGGCTGGTGCCAATCTGAGCTATGCCAATCTGAGCGGTGCCAATCTGTACGGTGCCAATCTGTACGGTGCCAATCTGCGCGGTGCCAATCTGCGCGGTGCCAATCTGTACGATGCCAATCTGTACGGTGCCAATCTGTACGGTGCCAATCTGCGCGGTGCCAATCTGCGCGGTGCCAATCTGCGCGGTGCCAATCTGTACGGTGCCAATCTGTACGGTGCCAATCTGCGCGGTGCCAATCTGAGCGGTGCCGATCTGCGCGGTGCCAATCTGAGCGGTGCCGATCTGCGCGGTGCCAATCTGAGCGATTGCAAAGGCCTCGCGTTTCAAATCCCGCAAGAGGGCGAGCTTATCGTTTACAAGAGGGTTCGCGGCGGCGTGTGCAAGCTCCGCGTTCCGCCTGAAGCCAAGCGCACGGCCACGCCCGTTGGCCGCAAGTGCCGAGCCGAATGGGTTGAGGTCTTGGAGGCCCCCGAAAACGGCGAAGGCCTGCATGATAGCCGCGTCATTTACCGCGCTGGCGAGATCGTCCGCCCCGACAAATACGACGACGACATTCGCATCGAATGCACGCACGGCATTCATTTCTTTTTGACCCGCGAAGAGGCCGAGGCCTATTAATGACAACGCTTAACGACCTTTATGAATCTCTAAACGCCGCCCGCGACCATTACGCCAGTGTGACCGGAGAGCGCGACATTCCTGACTATGGCTGTGAAGCCGAGGGCTTTGACGCCGCCGAGGAAATCATGCGGCTTGATCCCGAGGATCGTCAGTCTGCGCTGGAAAATGTCAGCAACGGAACCATCGGCGGCTATTTGAAAGCCGCTGCCGCCGCCTATCGCCTCGCATGGCTGGAGGAAAACGAAACGCTGGGAAAGACTGACTGGCTGTCCATGTTCTCTGACATGGTGTCGGGTCCGCAAGTGCCGGAGGGGTTTCGGTGAGAGGGTTTGCTGCAATCGGCTTGGTTCGCCCCAAGGACCGCTCTAACCTCGGCTCTGTGCTGCGTGCAGCCGCCTGCTACGATGCGTCATTAGTGGCGTTTCAGGCGCCCAGATACGGCGACGGTGATTTGCGCCGCGCCATCACTGACACGACAAAAGCGTGGAGGCACATTCCCACCCTGAATGGGGACGACATCATGGACCTAATGCCCGTTGGCTCGGTTCCTGTGGCGGTGGATTTGGTGCCGGGCGCGGTGTCGCTCTGCGATTTTAAGCATCCGCAAAGCGCATTCTACATTTTCGGCCCGGAAGACGGAACGCTCGGCGCAAGCGTCACAGATCGTTGCGCTCACAAGGTCATGATTCCAACCGCATACTGCATGAACCTCGCCGCCACGGTGAATGTCGTGTTGTATGATCGGCTTGCCAAGCGAAACGCGGACGTAGCTCAACGGAAAGAGCATCCGGCTTCTAACCGGAGGGTTGCAGGTTCGATTCCTGCCGTCTGCGCCAATCTCACGGAAGCGGCATGACCGACACTCGCCAAGCCGAAATGGCTATCAGCGACCTATCCTACGGCGTTCATTCCGTCCGCCGTTCCACCTTCACCTCTGACCAGATCGAAAGACTGAAAGCACTCAGGGACGATCTAACGACCATCATTGATAGGGAAGAGAAATGAGCGAGTTCAAGATTGAAAAGGGCGTGCCGATGCCGAACCACGGCAACGGCGGTCGAGAGTTCCCGCTACCAGCGGCGCTTCGCAAAATGGAGATCGGAGATAGCGTCCTAGTCGTCAATCGCTCGCGCGATTCTGTTGTCGGAACGACGGCGTTTATAAAGAGAGAGACCGGCGCAAGGTTTTCGACCCGCGTAGTGGACGGCGGCGTCAGAATCTGGAGGGTTTCATGACCTTCTGGACCCGCCTAGCCCGCATCATCGACCGTGGCATCTTCGGCCATGATCCAGCAGAGACACAAAAGCACCTGACCGAAGAGCGCGTTGCAGCCCTTGCCGCCGCACAACGGTCACGCCGCATCTGGTTGATCGAGAACCGCCAGGAATCCCTGCGCCGTGAGATCGAAACCGCCCGCCAACGCAAGCAAGCCCGCAAGCATCTATACGCGGAGCAAGAGCGTCTGACGAGGGAGCGACTGACTTTGGAGAGAGCGAATGGATAAGCTAGAGGGCATCAAGAAAGGCGACACGGTCGAGGTGACTGTGCGTGGCGTGGTCAAGGATTGCTCACGCGTCCTTGGGATTATTCCGGACGGGGGGACCCATTGGACTGGATTTGACCCCGCAGACATTGCCTCCCCATTCTTCTCCATCAAGAAGGTAGAGCCTCCGATTGCCGTTGGTGATCGGGTGTCATGGCGGCACGATTATTCCTGTTACGAGGTCGTCGCCATCAATGGCGATATGGCTTGGTGCTGCGATGGAGTGCTAAACCGAGTCCTGCCGATAGCGTCGTTGCGTCCCGCATGAACGCCCGAACCACCAACGGCGTCGTCTCCGTAAATCACGGCGGAATGTGGATAGAGGGAAACCTGTATGCGTGGAATGAATATTTCCGCTGCCAAGCCCTTGCCCCGCACAATCCATCCTGCGCCGAACGCGCAAAGGAAATCAGGTCTGCGCTTGAAAGCGTGGGTTATTTTAACAGGGAGACAGTATGACGGACGTATTTGAGGCGCTTGCCGCACCGTTCCCGCCCGAGGCCGTGTCGTGGCGTATCGGGCGCATGGGCGCGGATGGAAGGGGTATGGCGCTTGCCTATATCGACGCCCGCGACGTGATGGAGCGGCTTGATCAGGTCGTAGGCCCCGCAAACTGGCAGGACCGTTACGAGTTCGCCGGGCCTCGCACTGTGTGCTATCTTTCGATCAGGATCGACGGCGAGTGGATCACGAAAGCAGACGGCGCAGGCGACAGTGACGTAGAGGCCGAAAAAGGCGCTATTTCAGACGCCCTAAAGCGCGCTGGGGTCAAGTGGGGGATTGCCCGCTATCTCTACACGATCCCGTCGCCGTGGGTCGAGGTCAAGAACAGGCAGATCGTCAAGGAAGAATACGACAAGCTGGAAAACTTGCTAGAACAGGTCACTGGCCAAATCGAGTGGGGTTCGCCCGGAGAAAAAGCGATGGCCCGCGCGCTCTATCAGACCATCAAGAGCACGGTCCACACCGCCGACGACGTTCGGCTTTACCGTGACGCCAACAAGGGCGTTCTCGCCAATCTCCGCAAGGCCCCGCGCGAGCAAATCGACGCCCTGCTGGAACGCATTATTGAAGCACACAACGCGAAAGGCTAAACTGTGAGCAACTTCCAACAAAAGCCGGGAACGGGCGCGCTGTTCCGAAACGACAAGGAAGGCAACGAAAGCCGACCTGATTACAAGGGCGATCTGACGCTTGAAAACGGCGACAAGATCAGGATTGCTGGATGGCTCAAGGATGGGGCTAAGGGCAAGTTTCTGTCGCTCAAGGTCGATAAACCACGGGATGACCGTGAGGCCGTCAAAAGCGATGGTCGAGCAAGTTCTGGCGGCGTTTCCGGGGGCGGTGGCGGTGGAGGTTATCCGCAGTCAGGACGGGGAAATAATCGCCCGTCGGGAGGTTACGATTTAGACGATTCGGATATCCCGTTTGTCCGCATGGCGGGGGAATACGATGTCTGATTGGCAACCGATAGAAACTGCGCCGAAAGACGGCACCGAAGTCGATTTGTGGTGTCCGTCACCCTACGGCGGTTACCGCGTGGTTGGCGCAAGATGGACTCACCACGACTATCTACATGGCCAGCCTACGTCGCCTAAAGCGTGGGCGCGTAGCGATCCCGGCGGCCCCTTGCCAAACCCTAGCCACTGGCGACCGGTTCCGTTCCCGCCATGCTAGTCTCAGACGATGACATGCACGCCGTGCTAGAGGTCCTAAGCGACGAAACCAGCGCGGCGCATCGTGCGGCCCATGAGTATCTTTCCGACCTGACAAAGACCGTTCTCGCCGAGCTAATGAACGAGAGCGACGCCAAGTCAGCTACAGAACGGGAGCAATGGGCCAGAGCGCAGCCCAGGTTCAAGGAGCACTTGGCCAAGGTCGGTCAGATGGCAAAGGCAGACTACGCGGCGAGACAGCGTGTAGCGGCTGCAAACGCGAAGCTGGAGGTCTGGAGGACGCAATCGGCCAATGCCAGAGCAGCGGAGAGGGTTAGATGACGTGGGTTGACACTCTTAAAGACCTTGCTGGCCTTGCCGATCAACCCATGCCCGAGACGCCAGAGTTTGAGCAAATGGAGCGTGAGCTGTGCTTTGCGATTGCCAACGAAGGCGACAGCATTACGGATGCTCATCGCGCCGTTTTGAAGTTCATGATTGGTCGCGGATATTGGCCGCTAGGAACTCGAATGACCGTTACGGACGAGTTCAAGACAGAGGTCACCCTCCCCACGAAAAATGGCTGCGCGAACTGACCGGAATGAACCCGCGACGGCCCGTTCCGCCAGAGGTCATTTGTGACGCGCTTTTGTCGCGATTGAAGGCCGCTCTAGTTGACACCCCATCCCATTAAGGCATAATTCCCGCTGCTGAAAAGCACATCGACCCTCCCTGTTGATGGACCCCGGCGTGTGGCCTATCCCGCGTCGGGGTTTTTCTTTGCGGGGATGTGTGGTAGAAAATCCCTGCCGTCTGGGATCGTATTGCCAACGCTTGCGTCGGTGAAGTGATGAGACTGGACTGCGCGGATCAATGCTTCTGGCGGCTAAGGGTGCCAAGGCGGATTGTTGCTAGCAAGCAATCCATCGGAGCGCGCCGAGTCTAAATGCTATGCCCCAGACTCAAACTGCTTTTGCGGTTTGCCGGAAGCATTAATCCAGAAATGTCACTTGACATCCTCCCGCCCATCCTCCATTCTCTCTTTACCAACAAGGGAGAGACGAGATGACCTTCAACGCTATCGAGCAAGCCGCGATCAACGCCCAGCAAAACGCCGCGCGCGCATGGGACGACCTTATGACCGCCAAGGTCTGCCGTCGTTCGACCGAAGAGGTCGCCGCCTTTCAAGCCGCTTATGACGCGGCCTCGCGCATTGAAAACGCGGCCCTGCATCGCCTTGATCCCGCATGACCCATCCCTACACCTACACCCTATCCTTCCAAGGCATTCCCGTAGAAACCGGACATTGCCAAACGGAGGCCAAGGCCAAGGAAGCCCTTCGCCAAGCAGAAGCCTTCATGAACTTTGAGGGTGAGTCGATTGAGGATCAGCTAGAAAGGCTGGGGTTGTGAGCCGCGACGTTTGGGAATGGGATCGCCGTTGGAAGCGGCACGGCATGACCTTGGCGCAGTTTCGCGCGTGGCTGTGCAACAAAACCGAAAATGGATGGGAGCCGCTTTCGTTTCCAGAATCCATGTATCCGCGCCACATGCGCCGTTGACCTTCCCGCCAAGCCAATCTATCTTCCACCGTCCTTTCGCGTGTAGCACCTAAACGGTTAGCCGGAACGGGGCAGACAAGTTCAATGGAGGCTTCGGCCATGATGCAGAAACAAGGCAAGATGGGCGGAGCAATGAAAAACGCTTCCGCTGGTCGTATCAAATCGATCCAGCCGCCTGCCAATCCCCTGAAGACCTACGGTCAAATGCAACCGGGTGATCGCAAGGGTAAGTAAATGCCCGGAGGTCGTCCCTCCCTCTTCAAGCCAGAAGTGGCTAACGAGATTTGTCAGCGGCTGTCGAAAGGCGAGCCGCTTTCAGTCATTTGTGAAGACGATCACATTCCGACGTTTCAGACGGTCTATAACTGGGAGAAGGCTCACCCCGAGTTTTTAGAGGCTTCCACGCGAGCCAGACAGATCGGGACGCACTTTCTGGCCTATGATAGCCTCCGCATTGCGGATGATCCGACCATCGATCCGGCCAACAAGCGCATCATGGTTGACACGCGCCTTCGCCTGATCGGCAAGTGGAACTCCAAGCAATACGGCGAGAAGGTCCAGCAGGAGGTCAGCGGACCCGAGGGCGGTCCCCTTGTGGTGATTAGCGGCGTGCCGCGTGCCGAGGGTTGATCTTGGTTACAGGCCTAGGGATCAGCTCATTCCCTTCCACATGCGAAAGACGCGCTGGGCTGCGCTTGTGGCGCACCGTCGTGCGTTGTGGTAAAACCAAGAATGCCTAAGAATTTTCTGACGCCGATCAAAAGCCGCCTAATGGCGAAGGTTGAGTTTGAGCCGAACTCCGGTTGCTGGCTTTGGTCTGGCGGCATCAACGAGCGTGGATACGGGATTATTGGCTTGGGAACGCGAGAAATGGGCGTTGCCAAGGCGCATCGCGTTAGCTGGGAACAGCATAACGGGCCGCTTCCGGATGGCGCAAATGTTCTGCACAAGTGCGACACTCCAGCGTGCGTAAACCCTGACCATTTGTTTTTAGGGACGTTGGCCGATAATGCCCGCGATATGGTCCGCAAGGGGCGGAACAAAATGCCAGACAATCGCGGCGAGCGGGCGTCTTGGTCAAAGCTTACCGAGGCGGATGTTAGGCACATAAAGCGGCGCGTTATGTCGGCTCGCGCTTACGCAAAGCGGTATGGCGTTTCGTGCGGCAACATCAGCAATATCTGGCTCGGCAAGTCGTGGAAGTCGGTTGAATGCCAACCATAAGCCTCGGCTATCAACCCAGGGCGCAGTTCGTGCCCTTTCATATGAGGGAAAAGCGGTGGGCGGCTCTCGTTGCCCACCGGCGCTAGTGCTGGCAAGACTGTCGCCACGATTGCTGACCTGATCGACAATGTGCTGCGCTGTCCTCTTCCTGACGCGAGGGGGGCTTATGTTGCCCCGACGTATGTGCAGGCCAAGGACGTGGCATGGGGCTATGCCAAGCGGTTCTCTGCGAACATTCCCGGTGTCAGCTTCAATGAGAGCGAGCTACGGATAGACTATCCGAACGGCGCGCGGATCAGGCTTTATGGCGCGGACAATGCGGACCGGATGCGCGGTCTGTATTTCGATCACATGGTTCTGGACGAATATGCGGACATGAACCCTGCGGCCTGGAATGAGGTTTTGCGCCCTGCCCTTGCTGACCGTAAGGGGTCGGCTGTCTTTATCGGAACTCCGAAGGGCCGGAATGCCTTCTATGAGATATGCGAACACGCCAAGGAGGCCGAGGACTGGTATTACGTTCGCCTGAAGGCCAGCGAGACGGGTATCGTTGATGCCGAGGAGCTAGCCGACGCGAAGGCTTCGATGACGCCAGAGCAATACGCGACCGAGTTCGAATGCTCGTTCGATAGCGCGGTTGTCGGGGCCTACTATGGCGCGGAGATTGAGCAGGCTTATGACGAAAAGCGGATCGGCAAGGTTCCGCATGATCCTGCGCTTCCGGTAACGACCTATTGGGATTTGGGTCTGGACGACGCCACGGCGGTTCTGTTTGTGCAGACGCTAGGCAAGGAAGTTCGGATCATCGAAGCCGAGGAATGGAATCAAACGGCACTGACCCAAGTCGCCGCTGACGTTCTCGCCAAGCCCTATATCTACGCTGATCACGTCTTTCCGCATGACGTAAGGGTTCGGGAGATGACGACAGGCCGGTCGCGGGAGGAAGTGCTTAAGCGGTTGCTGGGCAAGCTGTCGGTCGCTCCGATGCTGTCGGTTGATGACGGAATCAACGCCCTTCGCACGATGTTTACTCGCATATGGATTGATGAGGCAAAATCGTCTAAGTTCCTTGAGGCTGCGAAGAACTATCGCAAGAAGTGGGACGACAAGCGCAAGGTTTTTGAAAACCGCCCTTGGCACGACTGGTCATCGCACATGGCCGATGCGGGCCGGATGCTAGCCGTGAGTTACAGAGAGAGGATCGACCGTGGACAGTCAGACCGATATGGAAAGCGTAAGCCCGTTAAAAGAAGCGCTTGGGCGGCGTGACTGGATTATTGTGGGCGGCGGCGGCGCGGGAGGCTCGGCTTATGCCAGCGGACGCGGCGCGGTGGCCAAGGGCGGTAGTGGTGGCGCAGGTCCGAACGGAAAGCCCGGCAAGCGGGGCAAGGTCGCATATGGAGACAAGAAGTGGTGGGAGTTTTGGAAGTGACCGAACCTAAGCGCCTGATTACCCCGCAAGAGCATTTGTCCCTGCGGCGCTCTATGGGTCCGCAGGCGTGGCTTGAGGCTCAGCGGCAAGCTGTCGAGATGTCTGCTGCTGCGCTTTCATCCGGGGATCGTCAATGGTGTGTTGCCGTGATTGACGGCGTAGCATTGGTGGAGATGCAAAATGCAGCCTAAGCGCCGTGCCGCCGATTTGTTGCTGACGCGCGCCCTGCTGTCTCGTTTTTCCCCCGACAAACCATTGTGGCTTTCGCCGAGCCAATACAACGCCTTGGTGAAGGTTGGCGGAGTCGAAGACATGTTAGACCGCATTCGCGTAACGGAGATGCTTCCTCATGTCTGATCAGCCTAAGCGTCGTGGCCGCCCGCCGAAGATCAAGGTGGATTCGCCCATTCGCCCCGTGTCGGATAAACATGTCCACGTCTCGGCGGATTATGAGGACGATCCGGTCATCATCCCGAATGATCCGCCGCTTGTCATCAAAGTGGAGGACGTAGAGGCCGAGATTGCGTCTGCTTTTGAGGACAAGGCGACGGCTGAAGAGTTTCGTCCCGTTCCCGCCCTGACTGAAGTCCAGAAAGTAGCATGGCTTGCTGACCTTGTGTCGGCTTACCAGTCACAGGACGAGATCAAGCGCTCTGATCCGTTTGGTCGCCTCTGGACCCTGCGCTATGAGATCGTGAAGGGTCATACGCATATGCTGGTTCATGCCAAGCGTGGAATCGTGGAGGCCAGCCGCCTGATCCTTACGTCGCAGTTCACCAAGGAACGCGCCATTGAGGCGATTGAAGCCGTGGATCGGGAGGCGGTTTGATGGCGCGCAAGTTCAAGATTGTTGAAGCCGTTACCGAAGACGGCTGGACCGATTGGGTCTTTCCGACGCCCCGCAAGCCGTATCACATGAAGTGCTGCGGTTGCGGCCTTGTGCATGATCTTGAGTTTCAAGCCGCCAAGGTAAAGCGCACGCGCAACGGCTGGACAACCATTCTCGACATTCTTGACTGGCAATCCTACGGCGTGATCTTCCGCGCTCGCAGGAATGAGCGCCTGAGCGACAAGAAGGATGCCGCATAATGGACACCAAGCCTGACGGCCCTCGCTTCGATACGCCCGATGATGAGCTTCTGTCCAAGACAGATCATTGGGACAAGCTGCTAGACGGACACTGGTCAACGTGGCGGACGGAATCTCGCGTCTGCTATGACTTTGTGGCCGGTCGTCAGTGGTCGGTCGATGAGAAAGCGCAATTTGAGGAAGACGGACGCATCATGGCGACCGTCAACCGCATCGAGACCACGATTGACGCGGTGACGGGCGCGGAGATCATGGGCAGGCAGGAAGTTACGTATCTGCCTCGCACGGTGGATGACACCGGAGCGACCGATGTTCTGTCCCAGGGCGCGCAATACGTCCGCCAATCCTGCGATGCGGAGGACGAGGAAAGCGACGCCTTCCGCGATTGCCTGATCTGCGGAGTTGGCTGGACCGAAAGCCGCCCGGACTATTCCGAAGAACTAGACGGCAAGATCGTCATTGACCGCGTTGACCCAATGGAAATGACGGTTGACCCGTCGTCTCGCAAGTCGAACTTCGCCGACAAGCGTTATCTGCGCCGTGAGATCAAGATGAGCCGGGAGGAGGCAGAGCACGCCTTCCCGAACATTGAGGATTTTGATGGCGTGGATGGTGCCGATGCTCGCCAACCGACCATCGTTGACCCGCAAGTCCGCTACAAGAACGGCGAGGTTGAGGAGGCGGAAGACGA